AATGGTAATCTAAGAACTGCTAGACAAATAATACAAGAAAACTCAGACGGTACACCAAGATTTATAAACATACCGTACTCATCAGCAGGTAGTGGGTTTACTTTTAATTGGGATGATTTAGCTAATCACTCTGCTGTTGGTGATCAATCATCAGAAACAAATGCATTTATGTTTGAAGTAAATGTTACTAGCTATCTTTTTAGGCGTGTCAAAGCGCTAATAATAGTAGATACAAACTCTACTAACTCAATAGCAGTGCATACGATACACAACAGTACATTAACATGTTCTGCATCTATACCTACAAATAGTGAGCAAATTACAATAACAATTGGTGGATTATGGGCTAATGCAACTAACTACATGGGAAGGATAACTACGTTTTAGGAGCAAATATGATTTCAGATATATTAATAATGACAAGTTACCAATATCCACAGGATGTACCTGAAGAAGAATTGGTAAGAAGATTAAGAGAAATCAGAGATGCAGAATTGAAGGCAACTGATTTTTGGGGTGTATCAGACCGCACAATGACAGATGCACAAAAAACATACAGGCAGGAGTTGAGAGACTGTATAGCTACAATAAAACCTGAAATTGATTCGGGCGGCTTTCTAGTAATGACAGACTTTCCTACATATACGGAATAAATTATGGCAAATACAAAGATAACTAGTAACGTAATATCAGATGACATCACACTAGGTGGGAATCCTACTACTACTACGCAATCCGCAGGTAATGACACCACAAGGATCGCTACTACTGCCTTTGTAAAAGCAGCCATTGACGCTACGATCGACTCCGCCCCTGGAGCGTTGGACACCCTTAATGAACTAGCCGCAGCAATCGGGGACGACGCTAACTTCTCTACGACTATAACTAACTCTATTGCTACTAAGTTGCCACTAGCAGGTGGGACTATGACTGGTGATTTATTAGTTAAGCCTTCAGCTAGTGGAGCAACAGCAACAAGTAACACAGTAGGTACATTTGAAAGTAATGATAATACAGAAGTAAGTATTCTAGGCGGTAGTTCATCCGTACTGGCACTTAACTTTGGGCATTCTGGTGATAATGACGAAGGGCTTTTATCTTTTAATACTACGTCAGGTTCTGAAGATATGCTTTTGCAGTCCACAAAAGACATCACACTCAGAACGACATCAACAAACTCTACAGCAGGTGACATAAACTTTAAGTCATACAACACAACCATAATGCACATTGATGGTGGTAATAATAGAGTTGGTATAGGGATTGACGAACCAACACAAAAATTAGATGTTAGAGGAGGGACCGGTGGCGGCACTCTTACTCATGCTATATTTACGGGCACATCTGGAAGAGGATTACAGATAAGATCAAGAAGTGATACTTCTGGGGGACAACATTCTGGTACTGCAGAAATAAATGCTGCTGATAGTGAAGGGACAGGAGGAGACCTAGCTTTCTCTTCAAACGGTAATGTTAAAATGTTTATTGATGGTTCTGGCAAAATTTCTATTGGTAATAATGTTCCAATGTGGTCAGGATCTTACGGTGGAGGGTTATTCTTAAAGGGCAATAACTCTACCTCTGATAGATACGCTAGACTAGCTATTGTTGACTCTAATGGAGCAGAAACCGCTTCAGGAAGTTTAACACTCAATAACAATGGCTCAGTAGAAATTACTAGGGAAGTAAACGGAAGTGCCTCGGTTTCTTATGAAGAGATACTAAAGATTTCAAGAAGTGGTGGTGCAACAAGTAATAATCAAAGAGAAGCAGCAATAAGCTTTCATGATAACGCTAACTCAACTTACACAGCAATGATTACTGGGTACAGAGAATCTCCAGCTGGTAACTATAATGGCGGTCTTTCTATATACACAAATAGTCATGCTGATAACGGTGATGCTTCATCTATATCAGAAATGGTGAGTGGAAAAGCTGTTACTTTTAACTCTTCACAATCTTCTGAATTTTTTGGAAGTGTTTATATAACTGGTGCAAATAACAGTTTTCAACAAAATGGCGTTGGAAGAGTAGCTAAAGGCGGTAGTACAGCAGGTAATGCGAGTGTATCTTATACTATTAATCACTCAAACCAATCAACATTTCATGTAAGATGCGCATTTAACCACTATGGTTTTCTGAGTTATGGTTGTGCATTAGACCAAGTTATTGCAAATGGCTCTGGTGGACTATCAAGTCTTACGGCTATTATAAATCATACAACTAGTGTTGGTGGTAGTTGGAGTATTGCCAGAGTAGATGCAACGAGTTTTACAGTAACTAAAAACGCGGGAACTTATGCTGGTGGTGGTTATTATCACATTATAGTAGAAGGAGCAAACTTAACATGATAAACGAATATATTGTATTTAAAACAGAGACAGGAGAATTTAATTTTACCTGTAATCATCCTGACGGATTTGTTATGGATGGATTAACAGCAGTAAAAATGACAGAAAAGTTTGACCCTGATTACAAATACACTTTACTAAATGCTGAAACGGGCGAGATAAAAAAAGAACATGATCCAGTTCAACCACCACCCGATATTGAATAATTTATGCCAACGACTAAAGAAACAATGCAGAAACTAGAATCACACGAAAGAGAGTGTGCTATACGCTATGAGAACATAGAAAAGCGTTTAGATAAAGGTGATGCAAAGTTTGACGCGATGGATGCCAAGTTTACAAAATACATTTTAGGTCTATATGTACTAATTATAGTAGCTACAGGAGTAGACCGACTGTTTCATTAATATATCAATAGGAGGTAAAGATGGAAGTAATAGGATCTATGTCTAACGAAGACAAAAATCTTGTTTGGGCTAAAGACGATAAGGGTAACGATGTTGTTACACTTGAGACTGTACCCAAGAAAGACGGTGATAAACCTGAAAAGCTTAAGTCTATGACGTATAAAGGCTAAAATTAGGTATAATCAATTAATTACATATTTTAAGGAGTAACTTATGACAGAAGAAGTAAAGAACGAGCAACCTCAGATTCAAACCGTTGACTTTGAGGGCAAGAAGTATAGTACCGAAGATCTAACCCCTAGGGTAATCGAAGGTTTTAACATGTTGATTAAGCTACAAGGCGAAGTGGTAGAGCAATCTTACCAGCTTAAAAAGAGCCAGGCAGCACAACAGGGACTCTCTCAAGAGATTTCGTCTAATATTAAAGAAGACAAAATTAAAGAGGCACCTGAAATAATTGTGGAGGATAAATGAAAGGGCTGTTAAAGAATATTGTAGGTGCAGTAGCGCCTACCTTGGGGACTGCATTAGGCGGACCAATGGGCGGTATGGCCGCAAATATGATTGCAGACGTTTTAGGATGTGATAACAACCCCAAAGCCATAGAGAAAGCAGTACAAGCTGCAACACCTGAACAAATGCTTGAGCTTAAAAAAGCTGAACAAGCGTTTGAAGTTCAGATGAAAGAACTAGAAGTTGATGTATTTAAGCTAGAAGTAGCTGATACCCAAGACGCTAGGAAAACTTTCTCTAAAGACTGGACTACTAGAATTATGGGAATTGCTACCCTAGGTGGCTTTCTTGGTTATATATTCTTAGTAACTCTCCAACCCCCAGAACAAAACTCAGAAGCTTTAATCAACTTAGTACTCGGGTACTTAGGTGGTTTAGCCTCAGCAGTTATTAGTTTTTACTTTGGGGCATCTAATGGGGGTGGTAAAGATGAATAGAGAACAACTGATACAAGAATTAAAACGTGACGAAGGTGTAGTACTTACACTTTACAAATGCAGCGCCGGGAAAAACACAATCGGCGTGGGTAGAAATGTTGACGACAGAGGTATTACAGAAGATGAATCTGATTACTTATTAAGTAATGACATAGATCTTTGTGTAAAAGAACTAGAGGGTACATTTCCCTGGTTCCAAACTTTGTCTGACACAAGACAACGAGTCATGGTCAATATGTGTTTTAACTTAGGACTGTCTAGATTGATGGGTTTCAGGAAATTTTTAGCTGCTATGGAGGCAGGTGAATGGGAAACAGCTGGCGTAGAGATGCTAGATTCAAAATGGGCAAGGCAAGTTGGGCCAAGGAGTACCCGCTTACGAGACTTAGTTTTGGAGGGGTAGAATGTGGCCTACTTTAAGTTAATAACATTTGGTGGCATAGCCCCACAAGTATCTCCTAGATTATTAGCTGACACTTTAGCTCAAACAGCTGAAGACGTTATACTCGACAGCGGACGTTTAACCCCTATCCGTAATAATACAGATGACTATACGCTGAGCACGGCGGGTCAAAACTCAATTTATAAATACAGAACTGGCGGTAATGAGTACTGGCTTGAATGGGCAGACGAAGGAGTTGATGTAGTTCCTGGACCCATAGCTGGTGACAATACAGACCGTTTATATTGGACGGGCGAAAGTGCTTCTTTTCCTCGTATGTCTAACAACTCAACTATTACGTCAGGCTCAGGCTCGTACCCTAGAGCTTCATTTCGTTTAGGTATTCCCGCCCCAACTGCAGCGCCGAATGCAGCTATATCTTCTGGAACAGACGATGGTACGC